CTATTGTAGCCGCTACATATGTCATGACTTTTCCTATGAACCCTTTTCGCATATATTTAGATGCTATGAGTTGTTTTTCAAACGCAATCGGTATAGCCCGGTATTTTTCCCACGTGGCGATTTTCTCCGGATCATAACCGAAATCATCGACTAACATCTTATAGGCAATGCTTGCCCATTTTGTAAGCAAATCAACGAACACCAATAAAATAAACACGCCCAATATTTGAACGTGTTTTAAACCAATCACCCATATAGCCAACGCAGCAACGCTGCTCAATATTGTTTTTAAGATAAAGCTACTTGTAAGAGAATTCCAACTATCAATCAAGAAATCTAACACTATTTGCATTATTACTCCTTTATAATCCCTAAGCCATATACCCCTCTTGCTACATTGGCTTTTTGAATATTTAGTTTGTCTAACTTTTCCCTCTTTGTATCGCTAGACATGGTTTCGCTATCAATAATTTTTTTAGATGCTTTATTAATAGCCTTAAATGAATTTTGTGCATTTTTCAGCTTATTGTATAACTTAGGGTCATAGCCTTCCGGTCTCTGCCCTGTGAGTTTTAGTTCGTTATGTAGTTTTTCTTGTTCCTTAAAATCATCATATACACGTTGCACGCTATCGCTACTTTGATATGGTTTAGCAAAGAAACGGCGTATTTCCGGTAACTCCGTTACGCCTTTAGTAGGGCGTTTTTCATTCTCACCACTAATAGCATCCGTTATGTCTAATCCTAATCGAGCAAGGTTGCCACCATACCCCATAATTGTATTATCTACCTTATATGGCGATACGTTGAATGTGTCGCCGATTTTGCGAGCCACCATAGATGTATTAGATCCGTACTGTAGTTTATCCGGTAATTTCTCTTGGGATTGAGGGACAATGTTTCTTTGTCTGAATTTAGAATAATTGCTCCACCATTCCCAAATTGGAGACAAAGCCGTAGGCAATACATCTGGTAATAATGTATCAATTGCCCTATCACCTAAACCTTTAAAGCCGACTCCGTTTCTGCCTGTTGATTTATCGTCGAAATACTGTAACATACGTTCAAATGTAGTGCCGTATAACAACCCTAATTCAAACGGCTTAGGTATTTTTATAAATTTATCACCAGCTGGAATATGGAAGAATGTATCCTTCTCCCATTGCGGCAGTTCTTGATATGCCGAATTATCTTTATTCAAATACCATAATGCGATTGTAGGTAATGTGATAAACAAAGTAGATTTTATCGTCATACCTTTCGGATCATCACGCCATGCACGCACTAATTTGTCGCTACCTTGAATTGTTGCATTAAAGAACGCTACAACTTTATTTGCAGTTTTGGTGTGCGTACCAGTGCGGCTAAAATCGATCGTAATATCACGACTTGCAATAGATGCTTCACCTAGTGATTTAGGTTTTAAATTGGTTTTTGTTAAACGACTGTATAACCCTGTATACCCTTTTCTAGCATTGCTAAATTCGCCTAAACGGGTAGCCACTTCCGTTGCTTCCGATATAGCGCGCAACACTTCCATAGGATTTCTCGCGACTTTCGACAATGTTGACTTACGAGAAAATAATTCTCTTAAATGTCCGCTTAAATAGTCTCTATCAAGGCTTACCATAGCAGCGTGAGCGCCACCACTTTTTACGTAATCCCAATATAACTGGTCTTTCTTTAAGAAATGTGCTAGCCCTCTAAATGTATCAACCACAGGCAAAAAACCATGTTTAGAGAATACACCAGCTGAAATGGTATCACGCAAAGCATTTGTGATAGCAAAGCCAGCAGTTACAGTTGAACCAGCACGTAACCAACTAGCCGGATACTGCAATATTTTAGTTAAGAAATTGCTTGTGTCCTTGTTTATCATTTTCATTGCTTGCGCTAATTCTGGAGTTGTTTCATATACAACTCTTTTCCCTTTAACCCAAACAGAAAATGTATTGTCAGTAGATTTTGCCGGTCTATTACCTCTGACTTCTTCGACAATAGTTCCTATGCCCGGTTTCTTTGCTAATTTGGCAAAGGTAACGCCCACGTGATTTCGTTCGATTGCATTATAGAATTGGTATGTATTTTTTACGATACTTTCTAACGGATCAATAATATCACGTGTGCTACCTTTGAACCGTTTAATAGGATTAGCTACATTGACAAATCCTTTTGAACTAGAAAAGAACCCGTCCATACTTTCTGCCGAGAAATCGCGGAAAAACGGAACATAATTAGGATATTTATTTCGCAATAAATGGTATGTTTCTGATTTCAATATCCCATTATTTACAAGTTCCGCAAGCATATAATCTTGAAAACGGTGAATATCTTTAGCAGCACTTTTGAATGTAGGATTTTTTTCGTACTGACTAACGGCCGCTAAGTCCTCTTTTAATGTAAATGTAGCCATTTGTCCGTTACGATGTAGGTCTAAATCATGTAGTGCTACAAGGTAGGCGCTAAAGTCTTTGTGTTCTTTTTGAGGTATATCCTTAATGATATCCTCAAACGAACGAATTCCTTTTTCTGGTCTCCCACGCTTAATAAATTCTTCTGCTTTGCCTACCCAACCACGAGACAACCACGCTTGCATAAATGGATTATCTTTAAATGCTACTTTTTCACCTGTGATATGTTCCACTTCCTTAACCATTTCACGCAATGGATTAAGTTCATCAATAGCTTTTGTATAGACATCACTCGCTACACGTTTAATGGTATCTTTAATATTTCCATCTTTAGCATCCGTAATGATACGTTCAGCTTTAGAGGTTCGTTCAAAGGAAATAGAACCTTTGATACGGTCTGCGCTAGACTGTTTATGCCATTCATGAGTTAGTTTAGATAATTTATTAACAATACCATTTAAAGCCTTATCACGCTCTATAGTTTCTTTGAAGTGTTTATAAAACACCGGAAAGTCCTGTTTGGCTTTTGCTCTGTCTGATACATAATCTTTAAAGAATTCGGCGTACCCCTCTTTGCGCTTACCGGCTACATCTAAATTATCATAGCTAGTAGCAAACCGCTTTTTGACTTGACCTAACAATTCAGTATCAAACTTAGGAATACTGCTAAATCCATTATGGTTATCAATGTAATGACCTAACTCATGCATCATTGTAGGGATATCGCCATATGTCCCTGTACGAATTACATCGCTATTAGGATTATACCAACCCTTAGCATTTTTAGTTCCTAATCTCCCTGTTTTTATACGCTGATTGAATAGGTTATTAATACTATCAATAATTTCACGACGACTAACGGCGCGCCCCATACGTTCAACGCCTTCACTTTGTTCCGTATGTGGTGTTTCCTTACCCCTTACGTTGTATTGTAATGGTTCTGTAGGTCTAACGCCCTTACTTTCCAAATAGCGATTTGCCATTGCTTCGTTGCCGTCAAATGCTTTCACTACGGCTTCGTGTACTTGTTCATGCGTTGCATTGTCTAAAAGCTGGCTTGGTTGCTTAGCATATTGACTCACGGCACCTTCTGCCGGTTCCGCTTGTAACGTTTTAAGTTCTTGCGTATCGGTGATTAATTCGGCAGCACGATCACGGCGAACCGTTTCCATATATTCACGGTTCAAACTTTCAACCGGTACGTCTAGACTTTCAGATAATCTTGCCTTAACCGCATCCAGTTCCGTTTTAGGAATATCTGGCTTAGTTGCTTTGTTTAAATCTTTCAAGATTTCTGTATTAGAATGAACTTTATTTTCTAATTCGGTCAATCGTGTTTCAGATGCATCATTTTTAACAACGTCTTTTAACTCGTTGACGATTGTTTCACGTGCTTTTAGTGGTAATTCATCAATCGCATTTTTCAAACTTACGTTTGGTGCATCTTCTTCGTATCTGAATTTACTATTTGCATCGTTTTCAATCGTATTTTCTCGAATTTTAGGTGTTTCACTCTCTACAAAGTCAGTATTTATGCGGTCTTTAGGCTGAAATTCGTTTACTTCGCCTGTACGAGCCGTTTCACCCTCGCCTTGATAGTTTATACCTAAATCATCATTTTTAACCGATTTCTTTTCGGTATTTTCAACAAAACTATTCAAATCTGTGTGCGGTTCCTCTCCTTTTACCGCATCACGTTCTATGAACTCATCTTTGAATGGTTGTTCATAGTTTCTATAGTTAGGATCTAACGTATTATCTTTAAAAGATACATCGCGCGGGCCGTTTTCGTATTTGCCATAATTGCCTTTGAATGTATCTTCTGCAATTTCCATACGCACATTGTCGCGTGCTTCCGCTGGGTTAGGCCGTTCATACTTTTCACGTACAATACGAGCCATTTCCGCTGGCGTTGCATCTGGATGCGCACGCATTGCTTCAAGTGCAGCACTTTCTGTGTTATGTAATTCCCATACGCTAAAATCAACTTGCGTTCTCCAATCCCATGGATCTAATCCTCGATTTTCTGCAAATTTCAACAAGCCATTCTCGCCATTTAATCGGCCGTCAGTAAATTGTATTAAACCTCTGGATCCGTAACCATCACCGCTTAATGCGGTTGTACTAAAGCTGCTTTCTGCGCCAATATTACCAGTTAATGCAGCCGCTTCAACGTCACTTAATCCATGTTGACGATACCGGTTATAAATATCTGCTTGGATATTACCCGTTTCACCTTCAAATGGTTTTCCGTTCAATTCACCTTCGGAATATTCGCGCGGTTCTACTGCGTTTACCTCTTCCGGTACCGGAATATCATCAAAGGCGTTATACATAACGCCTTCTTCAAATTTAGGTTCATTTTTGGTAAATCGTTCCCCAATATCCTCAAATGCATTAGTTGCCTTTTCTTTGATATGTTCACCAACACGCCCTACACGTTCACCGATTGCCCCAGATACCTTTTTAGGCGTTGCGCCTTTTACCATTGCAGCCGGTAAAAATACATCATCCCACAAGTTAGTAGGATTCATGGCTATATTTTGGGCAAATTCACCGGGGTCGTCAATTAAGCGTTCTACTGGATTGGCAATAGGGTCTACAAAAACATTTTTAGCCGTGGCTACATATTTATCCCCTAAAATTCCTTCTGGTGCCGTTCCTTCGTTTTCTGCTGATGCATTGGCGTTATACATCTCCGCCGTATCATTTGCAATCGTAGGCGCAG